TGGCGAAGTACCTTTTCAGTCTTTATGAATGTTTCTTTTTGTTGGCGCTTTTCTACAATTTCGCGCCCCTTCTCGGGCATGCCAATTGAACCCAAAGCGACTTCCGTGAGATAGTTCTTTATGTTTGAACCAGTGGACTTTGCAACAATACTCTTATCGGCATCTCTTCTTGCAAGAATTGACGCAAGAAGATCGCTTTCACTCCTACCCGGAACTACAGGTGCTTTTTCTGTAGGAGCAAAGGTTGGTACAGCAGGTGGAGTAGGAATATCAGTCTGTTGTTTGAGTGCTTCCAAATTTGTTGTTACTGCTTTTTCTACAGTAGAAACAGAATTTGAAACAACCTTGCCTGAATCCTTCACGAACTGCTTTAGTTCTGCGTTAACTCCTTCTTTGAAACCAACAAAGAATTCCTTTATCATATCCGAGAAACGCATCGCAATGTTTTGCAATGCCGGGGACGACTTAGATAGTTCTTTTTCAAATCCTTGTATTGTTGATTTGACCAGTTCGTCTCCAAGAGACTGCGCTTGTTCTTCAGTAAGAGAAAGACCCTGCTCTTGTTCTTGCACAAGATCCTTGTTTTTTGCTCTTAATTTTACCAAGGCATTCTTTGTTAGACGAGCCTTTGTTTTTCTTGCTGAAGCCATTATAGTCCTTTATCGTGTTTCTTTTTCTGCTCTTCGATATAGTTCTCCAATAACGAAATATAAACTTCTCTCTCCCACGGCAACATATCTTCAAGATCTGATATGCTAAACTTGTGTAAGTACATCAAAAGAAAGTTTGATTTGTAATACACGAACATATCAGCATGAGAGAGAATCAATCGAAAAAATTTGAGAGCCCTCTTATGGTCTTTGAATGCTTGTGTCCGCATTCTGCACAGGTGTATTCAATTTCATGCTTGAATACTGGCATGTTTTGAAAGAATGTTTCATCAATCTTTTCAATTTGTTTCTTTGTCAGTCCCTCAAAGAATTCATTCAGTTCTTCTCTTGTTTGTTCATTAGCCAAAAAGATTTCTTCTGCTGTATAGATGTAGTCAAGACAAGAAATAATAGCGTCGACACCCGTCACGTTATCAAACAAAGAGAGATCTTTTATGCTGGGATATTTCATCATGACACCAACATCATCATAAAGGTCTATCTTTTTACTGTGATTCTCGGGAAAATGTACCTCAATGTTCTCCAAGTAAATTCTAACCGGAATTCTTGGGTGTGTTACATCCGCGTCACATGGCATGGTTAGATCAATAATCTCACCTACAGACTTAGAACGAATGCGAGTCATAATGTACTCGATATCAAACAGAGTTAGGTCCTCAACGTTATCAATACCAGTAACGCAAGCGGCTATGATTTCTTTGACTGAGTTTGCAATGATGCTTAGATCATCTGACTGCTGTGCTTGTACGAGAACTTTTTCTTCTCTTACAGTAAACTGCCTGAATTTTACTCTCTTTTTTGTAGATGGTATCGTTAGTTCAAAAATAGGCAGGAGGGGTTTTGGTAAAGACATTTCATTGTTCCTTTTTCATATTCTGTAACATGTTGTAAAGATCTTTTGTGCTACCTTGGAACACAATAGAATTGTTTACTACTTTTTGGGGACCCGGTTCTTCGGTCTTTTTGCCGCTGATCTTTTGTTTCTTTTCGTGTGTGTCGAGCAACTGAAGATTCATGTCCGAAAGATTTTTCATCAGAGTGCCCACAACTTCAAATGCTCTGGGACTATCAGATCCTTTTGCTAATTCAAGAGCATACTGAAGTGCATCTTGTCCTTGTTGCAGCAAACTATACATGTTGGATCTGACATGATTTGTATCGGCTTGTAGGAGTTCGGAATCAGAACCATCTTGAGGCGGGACAACACCCTGGTCATCTATAACAGATACTTCCATGGGTGGTGCTCCGAAAATAGCCGAAAGATTCTTATCGACCTTCTCTTGAGGAGTCGCTGGAGAGTCTATCTCGATAATCTGCTCTATCTTCTCTTCCATAATCGTAGTTGCTTTCATGTTCAGTATTCTCATCATATCTAGTTGGGCGTGTGGGTTGTTTATAAGTCACCATCTTTTCCTGCCCACGGCTCCATGCAGTGATGCCCAAAATAGCACCCATAGCCATATGGAACAATCCCGCGCCCATTAGGGTTAGTGGATCCCACTGATCTATTTGCGTTATGTTAGACGAAAATTTGCTTATCTGCGCAAATGTGTATAGAATTGGAAAAATTATGAAATCAAAGATACACACAACCATGTACATCCACGCCATAGCGGGACGCCACTTCTTGTTTATCCAGGTTTCATTTTCGGGTTTTATTTGGTTGGAGTTCATGGGAACACGTTTCTAATATCCAAGAAATTTTCAAAGTCCTGAACATCGGCACCAATCAACTGTTGATTTAGTGGTTCGTTTAATTCCGCGGACGTCATTATTTCGGTTGTGTAGTATTTGTAATCAAACTGAACGTCAAGAGTCATGATGTTGTTGTTCTCACCCGATAAAGACAATTGACCCACGCTCTTTGGAAATGCATCATACAGTTTGATTTTGTAGGATGGAGAGTTATCAAGTTTCAGTACACCAATCTCTATTTCTGGTGACTTGAAGTCTTTGGCGTATGCAAATGTTCTGTTTATGGGATCCTGAATTGAATTTACCCACAAATCAAAGAAATAACGTACCTTCATTTCTTTGTCAACATAGAACGTCATGTTTGCACCCGTGAATGCTCTATCATAGGGAGCTTCAAACTGCTCACCCGTTGTTCTAACAGGAGCAGTCGTTACACTTACACCAGTAACCGAAGCTGATTGACACAGTAGAAGAATAGTCTGCAGATCTGTAGTTTCTATGCTTGTTGGTGGTGATATCATTACATAGAAACGATTCTGCTTGGATAAACCAGCAGACTTTACTCGGCTCTTGAATTGTTCGTAAGAAAACATTATACGTTCCTAATAATTTTCATTGAGTCTCGCCACACTTCCTGGGGTGTTGCTCCCGAGAATTGCTCAACAGGAAGCATGATTGCAGTTGCCCAATCCTGTGAGTGTATTGCCTTGAATGGTGATCTGACATGATCATACAAATAGTGTTTTACACAGGGCTTTGCAGCCGCGAACTTACTTACACCATCAATGAGCTGCCAGCTAAATTTTAGTCGAGTCTTTTCATCCAGCCCGGGAGTCGTCTTGAACTGTATTAACCTATCAAGAAGAAGTGCTCTTAGATTGTATGGAAGGTAGTGCAGGTTTAGCGAATAGAAACCGCCGGGTACTAGTTTGAATGGTAGACCAAGAGGAAACTGATCGTAATAGGGCAGCGTGTCTTTGTGTTTTGGATCGTACACGTACATGATCATGGTACCCGGGAGAATTCTAGTTCCCTTTGACTCCTGGTCGCCCCTCATCAATGCTTGGGGTGTACGGGCACTAACAGTTCTCAAGTCCTTTAGTTGAGATTGAAACCATGCAACACTCTTATTTCTAAGTTGCGATAGTTCGTAGGGATGCTTTTCAAATATCTTAGCTAGTGTGCTTTGTGCTGCCATTGTTTACACCAAAAAGTTCTTTTTCCGTTAGAATGACAAACTTCATCTTTCTTTCCTTAGCGTAAAGCTCCGCGGCTTCCCACTTTGATTGATTCGTTACAAATGTCTCAACCTCTTTCAGATATCGAGGAGTTTGCCTACCTGGAAACTTTGGGGGTTGTGTTTGTTGAAATGGTTTGATCTCAACAATGTATTCTTTTATCTCTCCGTCCGTTCCTCTAATCTTGAGCTTTAGATCTATAAAATACCTGTGGTATCTGCCATCAACTTTGGACAAGTAGGGTATGACGGTTTCTTCGCTACTCCATGATAACACAGCGGGGTTCATGTCAGCCCACTCAAATGTTCTAAGTTCCCAACTACTCCTATAGACGATGTTGGACACATCACCGGTGTATTTTTGTGGGTTGCGAGGAATAAATAACCCTTGTTTGTACGCCCTTGAAGTTTTTGCCATAAATAAATGAGTATTTTACACTTTATTTAGTCTATCCCCATGGCATCAGAAGCAAGAATTAGCTCCCAATCCGGTACCGAGTATCAGAGACACTACGGAGACTCTAAGTACGATTTGAAGTCATACACGTATCCGGAGAACTTGTTTTCCAATAAGAACGAGTTCGCAAATACATGGGTGATGATCAACATCAACGTTCTTGAACAATCAAGCGCGTACAAGCAAGATCAAACAGTTGAGCTAAGTCCCGAGGAACAAGGCAAACGCTGGACACAAGCAGATGCTAGAGACCAATCAGTAGCTGGAGCAACAACGGCAGCCGCAGCCTCGGGTGCCGTAGTTGGTGGGCTAGGTTCTATATTGGCATCGAGAGCAAGTTCAGAAGACATTACAACCACTCTTAAAAGAGTTGCTGCCCCGGCAACAGCAAAAGCTGCTATTCAGGGAGGCGTTGCAACTGGTCTTGTCGTAGGAGCACCTCTTATTGTTGCTCAAACAGCAAGAAGACAAACAAAACGTCTTAGCGCCGCAATTCAGTTGCCTATGCCAAACAATCTAATGACTCCTTATTCTGTTGACTGGGGTACAGACGATACAAAAATGTTTGACTTGGCATTAAGAATACCTGGCATGGCTGCCCGAGCTGGAGGCAAGTTACTAACAGGCGATTTTGAGGGGTTAGCAAAAGAAGGTAGTGGTGCCGCGGATCTTGCTGCATCGGCTGCATTATCTGTAAACAGTGCGTTGGGAAGCGGTGGCGTTTCCGCTGCATCAGGTTTAGCATCAAATCCCAAGAAAGAAATGATCTTCTCGGGCGTGGATTTTAGAAACTTTACAATGGACTATTTGTTCTATCCCAAGAGCATGGGAGAGACTCTTTACGTCAAGAACATTATTGACATGCTAAAGTTTCATATGTATCCCGAGTACAAATCAAAAGAGCGTTTTACTTTCATCTATCCTTCGGAATTTGACATTACATTCTTTGTTGGTACAGAAGGAAAAGAAAATCCATGGGTAAACAGAGTAGCAACATCAGTGCTGACCAACATGGCAGTAAACTATACACCCCAGGGCGTGTGGGCAGTCCATGCCGATGGTTCACCCGTTATGATTCAGCTTTCATTGACTTTCAAGGAACTTTCAATTATCACTAAAGATAACTTGAACAATCCAGCAATGAACACCCAATCAGAAGTTAAGGCGAGTTTCTAATGTACTTTGAAAACTTCCCCACAATCAAATATCTCTTTGAACCAGCAACGCGTGGTTCCTCCGATATTTCTGTGC